TTACTCGGAAAACTCGCAACACTTCCAGATGATGAATCCTGAAGAATACGCGTTTTATCGCAATTTCTCAAAGAAGTCAAAAGTCGAAAAGCTCGCATTTATTGCAACGCTTACAGACGATGACGCAGTACGTTTACAATTTACCTGGCAAGCCTGGGCTAGGGATAAACAATTAACCCCTCCAGGGGCATGGGCAACATGGGTTATCATGGCCGGTCGTGGGTTTGGAAAAACACGAACAGGAGCTGAACAAACCCGTATCTGGGCCGAGGAAGATCCAAACGCTCGTATTGCGCTTGTAGCGAGGACAGCCGCCGATATTCGTGATGTCATGGTTGAGGGTGAGTCTGGCATACTGGCTATATCCCCTCCCTGGTTTAAGCCACACTATGAACCATCCAAGCGTCGTTTGACCTGGCCGAATGGGGCGCAAGCTACAACCTACAGTGCAGAACAACCTGACCAATTGGCAGGGCCACAGCATACAAAGTTCTGGGCAGATGAGAGAAGTACCTGGCAATACGATGAAACCTGGGATCAGCTTCAATTTGGTTTGAGGTTAGGCGCGAATCCGCAAGGCGTGGTCACAATGACACCTCGCCCTACCAAAGCGGTAAAGGCTCTTTTAAAAGACGAAACAACCGTTGTCACACGTGGTAGTACACGCGAAAACAAAGGGAACTTAGCAAAGCGTTTCTACCGTGAAATCACTCGTAAATATGAGGGTACACGGCTAGGCAGGCAAGAATTAGAGGGCGAAGTCATTGAGGATGTAGACGGGGCATTGTGGAAACGCGAGGCAATGATTGAGCAGTTACGAGTCTATAAACATCCTGAATTGAAACGTATTGTTGTTGGGGTTGACCCGTCAGTGACAAGTACAGAAGAGAGTGCTGAAACTGGTATTGTCATAGCGGGCGTAGGCATAGACGATCATGGTTATGTGCTGCAAGATAGGTCACTGCTTGCAAGCCCTAACGAGTGGGCAAAGGAAGTCATAGCAGGTTACTACCTGCTTGAAGCTGACAGGGTGATAGGAGAGGTCAATAATGGCGGTGACTTGGTAGAAACGGTGTTACGTAACATCGACAAAGCTATTTCATATAAATCGGTACGTGCTACCAGGGGGAAACAACTCAGAGCAGAGCCAGTCAGTAGCTTTTATGAACGATCTTTAATACATCATGTTGGCACATTCCCTGACCTCGAAGATCAAATGTGCTCATGGGTTCCAGGTGAGAAGTCGCCAGATAGGCTTGATGCACTCGTTTGGGCATTCACCGAGATGATGGTAGGTCAAGTACAGATAGGTGGCATGATGGTTGATACCGATACAAGAGAGCAAGAGGAGATGGAAGATGAGCAGGAAGAGCAATCGGCATACGCACTATTCAGGTAGTAGATGATAGAGCAACAAGATGAGGCTTATCAGGCTCGTATCAAGCTTGTTGTTGGCCTTGTTGACTATTGGTTTCATCGTAAACATCCAGGTTGGTATGGACTTGACCCTGATACCATGCAACCGGAGATGACAGAAGATGAAGCACTGGCCGCTATGAAAGAAGATGCCGAGCGGTTATGGGGAATGACAGATGAGCAATTGCACACGATGATGGATGCAACCCTGAATGACCTTATGGGGGTATCACCGTTACGCAATATGTTACCACATAAATCTAAGATGACTTTTCCCATCAAGGTAAATCGATATATAGGGAGATGATGGAAGATGAGCAGGAAAAACCGACGTTCCAATTATCAACAAAATAAACCACGTCTTGTTACACAATCTCAATCATTGGATAATGAACAAATCTTCATACAACGTGGCAATCTTGCCCTGGTTGGTGAAGCACGTCCCCGCAAAACACCTGCTCCTCCATCAGCTTCAAACAATCTCAGAAGCAAAGTACAATCCTTATCCCTTGACTGGGATGATAATGAAGCTCTCCAGATACAAGCTCAACGTCCTTTAACAGAAGCTGAACGTAAGGAAACGCTCTATAGCGTCTATGTTGGTAACACGTGGGTATCATCCTGTGTCGATGTCATCTCGAAACGTTTCACATCGGGCGGCTGGCATTTAGAAGAAGTGGAAGAGGGCAAAGGGCAAGAAGCGAATAAAGACATCCTTAAAAAGTTCTTGTTGGATATCAACGACGATGAAGACTTTCTACAATTCCTCCGTGGGGCAGCAGATGACCTTGATATCTATGGCGAAGCATACGCTGAAATCATCCTGGGTAGTGATGGACTGCCAGCGCAGCTCGTCTCAATTGATTGTATCACGATGACCTATGAATTAGACGAACATGGGAACATCACTGGCTACACACAAACGCTTGTCAAATCAAATAGAACAGTCAAGTTCAAACCTGAACAGATTATCAGATGGTGGTTTCCCTCTAAACGCGCTCGCAAAGTAGCCTTTAGTCCCATTGAAAAGATGGTCAATCCAACCTATGCCGATAAGAGCATGGTTGACTGGGTACACATGTTCTTTAAGAAAGGTACTCGACCTAGTACTTGGATTAAGCTAGGGGACGACAGTGATATAGATGATGCTCGTCAATACCTCAAATTCTACAAAGAGAACTATACAGGCGCGCAAAATGCACATACCCCACAAATTGCCTACGGCGGAGCTGAGATTAATGAATACGGCAAAGGCTCAATTGATGTTGACTTTGGCAAAGGTCGCTTATTCACGCGTGAAGAGGTACTAGCAGGCTATGGTGTCCCTCCAGCGTGTATCGGCATTATCGAAAGCGGTAACATTGGCAGTGGCACAGGGGAAGATCAAGACAAGGCACTCAGGAACAATACCGTTGACCCTCTCAAACAATTGATACTCGAAAAGCTCAATCGGCGGATTGTTGTAGGGGCATTTGGCATCACCGATTGGGTTGTCACAACCAAGTATGCTGACTATCGCAGTGATGTTGAGATATCCGAAGTACAATCAAAGCGTATTCAGAATGGCCTTTCAACCCCAAATCAGGAACGCATTGATTCAGGTAAGGCTCCCTATCCAGAGACAGGCGATACCCCTACCATTATTTCAGGTCGTGAGATCATACCTCTTGAACGATTGGATGATCTAGCAGACGAACAAAGGCAAGCAGCGCAAGTTCAGATTGATACCTCGAAAGCCGCACTTGATCTGGCGCAAACACAAGCAGACAAAGCTAAACATCCTGACCCTGTAGCCCCTGCTCTGAATGGACAACAAAACAATGGACAACCTCCTATGAAAGCAGGTCAAGTGCCAGGCGCAGCGATAGCACAAGGCACGCGGGCAGGGGAAAGCAAAGAGGAACTTCCAAAGGAACAAGAACAGCCTAAAGAAAGCGTATCTTATACCAAACGGCAACAGTTCGGCATAGGCGCATGGCAACAAGCCGATCCGATCATTCAGCAACGGCTTACTGATATCCAATCTCGCGTCAAGCTCAAATGGAAGTTAGGCAAGAATGCCTGTTATGCTTGTCGCATGAACGCTGGTGCTATCGTTTCATTAGGTGAATCATTCCCAAGTGGCGCATTAATAGCACCGTGCCATGATGGATGTGAATGCGAAGTAGAAGAGATATTCCTTGAAGAGGGAAGCCAACACTCTTTTTTCGTGAAAGCCTCCGACAATGGAGGCAACCAATCCCAGAACAACTCAAATGCGAACAAGAATTAGAATCACTGTTAGCTATAATTATCAAGAGTCAACGAGATGGCAAGTCTTTTAAAGATAGACAGATAGATGATGTTATTATTCGTCATGTTGCTGAATACCTACAGCAAGCGCAGGTACTCGGCAAGCAGTATGCTGCCAAATACGTAGAATTACCTAGTCGAGAGGCTGTTATTGGTGCTGAACTAGGTAGTTCTCTCCTGGACAGAGCAAAGAATCTGATTCAACGCGCTCTTTCCTGGGCAAAGGACTTGTTTATCAGTAAAGTAGATGACCTGGGAGATGATGCCAGTTCAGATGATATTGAAAGTGCATTAGAGGATGTGTCTATCACCGTAGCTGAAACTTTGGGACTGACTGAAGTTCAAAGTGTGGTTGAAGAGACAGTTATGAATGAACTGCAAGCATCAGGCATAGCACAGGTGGAATGGGTCAATGAACCTGGCGCATGTCCTATTTGTTTAGATAATGCCGATGCTGGGCCTATCAACATTGGTGACACGTTTCCGAGTGGTGACAGTCAAGCGCCAGCGCATAATCGTTGTAGGTGTCATGTAGCACCTGTAGGGAGTTAACAGCGAACAAGGGAGTGAGTAAAGAGAAATGAGTGAATTAGGGCATTTTGGAGATAGGATTGTATATGAGCTTCAGCGCAATGCAAATGCATTAGAGCAAAGCAATAAACGCAATCAGGAATGGATAGAACTGAATAAGCAATGGCATGAAGAGGATGTAAAGAGGCAAGAGCAATGGCATAATGAAGCCGAAACGCTGAATGAATTACGATATCAGGAACGACTTGAATTGGATAGGCAAGTCTTTTTGTATCAGTGTAAATGTCACGATGAAGCTGAACGATTAAACGAACAACGCTATCAAGAGCATCAAGAGCATGAAAGCGCATTGCTGAAAGCGTATGTTGCCAATCTTCTATCAAAAGCTACAGAATCTAAAGAATGAAACGCTTTTATATGCCTTGCGTTTATGGCTCTGGTTTGCATCACGCGGAAGTAACACAGAGCCGTTTTCGTGGTTATTGCATCAGTATGACATCAGAGAAGCGATATGCAAGGGGGAAGACATTTGAATGAGTAAGAAAAAACAGAAGAAGTATTCAAAAGATACGCATTTCAAACACTATGCAGCGCAAATCTGGCAAGACATGGAGTCAGCTTTTCGTGTAGAGAATGTGAGATTTTATGATGCCAGGGCTAGAAATGTAGCGCATGATGTACTGGCAAAGAGCCTATACGATTTTGCGGATTATTGCACATCTAATATGAAATTTACGTTTGCTAAGGATATTCCGGATTTGAGTGAGGATAATAGATGAGCATAGACAAGAAAGAACCTCAACCTATTATGTTTCCAGGAACACAAATCGGTATTTTAGATGTTAGTAACAGGCGTCTCACACGTGAGGATGTGCAACGCATCGTCTTTGAAAAAGTCTCTGAGATTTTGTATCAATTGTTGCGTTCTGAAGAGCAGATAAGCATTTCCAGTATGTCCTTTGCAGACTTTGATGCATTCTTGCAGCGTGTGATGTGTACGACTACAGAAGAGGAAGTATGAGCTTTCAGGGATTGAATGAACTTTTCAAAACAACCACATCCGATCACACTGAACCGATAAACTGGGTTGAGCTTGATAAGATGATAGATCAAGTGAAATCTGAACAAACATCAGAACCATATAGCTTTATTATGGCTCCTTGGATGCATAAGGAGATGTATATGCTTAATGGTTTGCAATATGTTTCTAAACATGCAACACATCCAATCCGTAAAGTACATCTAAGAAGTATTGCAGCAAGGCGTAAGGCTAGAAAGAGGCAATTAGAACGCCTGTATAATCATCGGTATGGAGTAGTAGCATATGCCAATTGATCTTATCGCTTTGTATTTGAAAATATATACGCAATGCTTGCAATCGCCAGATGGTATTTATGAATGTGATACTGCCCGTTTTTACCAGGACACAGGATTTACGACATTTAACGTGCTCTCTCCACTTCTGAAAAATGGTTCTATTGAAGTTAAAGCCGTTGGCAAAGAACATCCTGATAGCAATTATCAGATCACGGTAAAAGAGGAATTGAGACATGCTACGATTGATTAATCAGTATTTCACCTGTCCAACATGGCATCGTCCTTTGATTGCGCCAGTTTCTAATGGCATTGAGATACGATGCAGATCATGTAAGCAAGTACATTTTATTGCTCGTTCACATCTTGAAAAAGCCTGGAATGATCTTGAGATTGCAGAAAGAGCAACCAAACCGCTACTTGCAATCGTTGTAGGCATGTAACACTTGCATTTTCCTTGATGTATACGCTATACTAAGCGTGATAGATAATTATAGGCCACTCTATACGGCCATTACCGTGTAGGAGTGGCTTTATTCATGTCCACAAAAACAAAAGACGTGACCAGGGAGTACATACCCGCATCAACCCGCAAGCAGATTCCCGACGAGGATTTTGCGGGGCCTTCGCGGAGTTTTCCGATCCGCAACCAGGAAGACGTTGATAACGCCGCTCGTCTCATTGGTCATGCTGACAACCCCGATGCAGTTAAAGTGGCTATTATTCGTATAGCTAAGAAAAAAGGGCTTTCACTGCCTGATAGTTGGCATCCTACCGATAAGAAAGAAAGCCTTGATCTTACTGAAACCTCAACTGAATCCGCTCCATTTACCCCCAAGGCGCGTGTAGCCACATTCAAAACCAAGTTCTTATCAGATGGTGCTCAATCTCGCAATAAGCGTGTGTATCCACAAGAGGCAGTTGATAGGCTAGTTCAGAGTGGACAACTAGCCTTAGAAACTCCTGGTAGTGACCCTTTAACTTGCTATATCTCCCATGGTGAAGCGGATAATGACAATTCCTTGAAGCTGGCAGGCAAGATCACAAAGCTTTGGAAACATGGCGGTGACGCATGGGCAAACATCGAAATGCCAGATACTACTACAGGACGTGAAGCTGCTGCTCTTGCCAAACATGGCTATCTCAAAACCTCCCTACGTGCTACCGGAGCTGAATTGAGGCAATCAAAAAGTGGAGGAATGCCAGAAGTAAGCGGTGAGGGTTTGCGTTTGCTCGGTATTGATTTCACGACTATTCCAGGTATCGAAACCGTCACGGTTGAAGATGTGACACTTGAAAGCTTTAAAGATTCTAATGGTGAAGAAATCCATCTCAACCCTTATAACATCAATGAAGTGTTTGAGCTTCCAACTGAATCCTTATTGCTTGAAGAAGTTGAAGAAGAGGAATATCCAACAGTAGATAGTTCAGCACATGTGGAAACATCACATGACCTTTTGATAGCTAATAAAAATGATCTTCATATGATTCATGACCACATCGCAATGGCTCAAGGCCGTTCATGCGCTCTGGCTAGTATGTCTCCTGAATTTGCGCGAGCTATTATAGCCGCGCTGAGAGCAACAGAATCAGGGCGTAAGTTCTCGCAAGCCACTATGAGCCAATTAGACATGGCGCATGACAAAGCCGCCGAAGTGCTAGGGATCGAATGCTCTAACGATGATATGCAAGATGGCGACGACGCCCAGGCAAATCAAGAAAACGCTACTACTCAGGAAACTGTTCCTGATGTGATTGAACATAAGCAACCTATTATTGAAATTCCACAGGAGGAAGACGACATGCCAATGACCTTAGAAGAGGCAAAGAAACTACTTGAGGAGGCAGGGCATACTGTACAGCCTCCTAAATCCGAAGCTGAGAAGCTTCAAGAAATCGTTGATGCTCGTATTGCAGCAATCCAGGAAGAGTTTGATACCAAGCTCGCTGATGCAATCAAGCAACAGGTTACTATACCTGTAACCAAAGGCCAGCGTCAGTCACTGGTTGAGGGTGCTACTACAGAGAACACACCTGCAAGCAATCCTAAGATTTATCGCAAAGGTTCGTACTTGCAAGAGCAACTCAAAGGCCAGGACTGGGCGCAACTTGCAGACCGCACGCAACCTCTGCCCGATGGTATTAACCCTGCGTATCTGTTGCAAGAATTTGGGCATTTGTACCTCATGAAAACTGGCTACTACGACCAGGATTAACGCACTTTAAAATATTCACATAAGGGATATGTGGAAAGGGAAGAAGAAAGAACTATGGCAACTCTTGAAGACTTGAGGGAAGCGTACACAACCGGCACTGCCGGTACAGCAGCTCCTCTTATTAATAAGGTCATCGACAAACTATTGCTCATTGACCAACGCAAATACGCGCCAATGCGTCGCGCACTCCCACGTCAAACATGGGAAACGGACATTTTCTACTTCAACGCACAGACAGCACTGCCTGCTGCTCAGATGACCATTGAGAATCCACCTACGAGTGGGACGGGTTCAGTAGCGGCTACGACTGGCTCATACACTCAGGGCAACTTTCCAATCAAGCACATGCAGGTCAACCTTGATATTCCAGCGTTCTCTCAGCAAGTCGCTCAAGCAAGTGGCAACTTGCGAGATCTGGAACTAACTGCCGCTGGTAAGTCGTATTCCTGGTTGGAAGAAATCATTCACTACTTCGGGAGTGCAACAGGTACATTGAACACGAAGCGTCCACAGTGGGACGGCTTTGATATCCAGGTTGCATCAGGCAACAAAATTGATGCTGGCACGAACCTGTTGTCACTCAGCATGATGGATTCGGCTATCGATGCCGTGAAAGGCGTTGCAGCGACTGACCTTGGAACTGACTGGTTCTATCTCATGAGCGGTAAAATGCAATCCAGGCTTAATGGCTTGTTTGTGCAACAGCAACGTTTCAACGCTGGCATGACCAAGATCTTCGCGCGTGACGACTTCGGCAATCCAAACAATGCAGTATCCGACAACTATACTGACGTTGGTATCGAGGTTGCAACCTACCGAGGTATTCCGATTGTGCTTTCAAGCTTTATGTCAAACGTTAGCACAACTGCTACTGGCTCTTTAACCAACACTTCCAATAACACAGGTTCAGCAGGTGGGCTTCTAGCAGCACATACCTACTACTACCGTATGGAAGCGGTTACCCGCTACGGTCTACTCCCCGCTAGCGCTGAGTACTCCAAGTCTCCAAATGCTGATGGCAACAGCATCATCTTTAGTTGGACAACTCCAACGCCTAAAGACGCATTTGGCAACACCATTGATATCCTCGGTTATCGTTTATTCCGTTCTGATAATACTTCCAACGTTGAAAGCTTGTATGCACTTATCTCAGGTAAGGATGCCTCGGACGCGGCTATCACAAGCTTCACTGACACGGGACTTCCTATAACCCCAAGCGCAACTGATACAACCTCAACCTGGTGTACTGTTGCAGTTTCAGGTGCTAACGCAGTAGAGGATGGTGTGACATTCCCGCGTGTACAGGCAACTGGAACAACCGTTGAGGATATCTTCCTTGTCCCTCGTAGTCCTGAATTTGCAGTTGTGCCAGTGGTCAATGAAATGACCATGAAAGCCTTGGCACAGGTCAACGCGCGTAGCAATCAGTACGCCATGATAGGCGATCAAACCTTTGCACTTCGTAGCGGCGCATTTGCTGCAAAAATTGGCCGTGTTCGCGCCAACTAGCTAACAAAAAGAAAGAGAGGATACGAACATGGCAGTAGGAAATGCAAACAATGCAGTGCCTTTGGATGGAAATTACAAGCCTGTGAATGGGTTGTTGACTTCCCCTGGCACTGGACTTGTGATGCCACAGGGCGGGAAAGACATACTGACTGACCCTATCACAGGCCAACAGTACGCTCCAACTATAGCGAACATCTCGCAGACTATGCCGTCTATCGTACAAAAGGCAGTGGCTGTAAGCACTGGTTCAGTGGCAACACTAGCCAAGGCTTTTGCAAACCCTGTTACAGCAGGGAATTCGATCGTTGTTGTCGCAGCTTGTGGTAATGGTACGGCAATGACTGTTGCTGATTCACTTGGCAACACCTATACATCAGCAATCAATGCACCTAATAGCACAACCTTTGAAACGGCGATCTTCTTCGCGGTCAATATTCTAGCTGGCGCAAATACTGTTACCGTGACGAATGCAGGTACAGCCGCTTCAATAGCCGTAGAAATCTATGAAGTGAACGGTTTGATTGCTCAGGTACAGTCACAGCCAGATCAAACATCCATTAGCACCGGCACTGGTACAACAGGCTCTACACCGAATATCGCTGCTTCTGTCTCTAACTCGTTAGTTTTTGCAGGCGTAGCGATAGGCACAGGCGTCGTGACCAATTTTGCAGCAGGCACAGGTTTGACCTATGACTCTAGCACTCAGCAACCTGCTACAGCAGCGGGCTTGTTCCAGTTTGCATCGTTGTCAGGCTATCTCGGAAGTACCAACGCACTTGCGCCAAGTGCGACCTGGACAACCTCTCGTGCCTGGTCAATGGCAGTAGCCATCTTCAAGCCTGTTTCATTGGGAGTGCAAGGAACTGTTCAGATTGGTGGGTATAACTATACCCGTGTAACTACCGCTGCAACGACCCTTGTTAAGACTGGGCCTGGGGTATTGCACGCTGTTATCGTAAACAAGCCAACAGCAACCGCTACCATTGAACTTGACGATGCGATTACAAACACAACGCCAATTATTGGACTCCTGGCGGCGTTTGCTGCATCTATCGCACCGTTTAGCCTGATCTATGATGTAGCATTCACAACAGGCTTGAGTGTTACCGTTGGCACGGCTACGGTAGACGCCACTATCGTGTGGAAGTAAGCCCTTAGCAGACGTGGAGAGGGTCAATATGGGGGATAGTTTGGTTGGTAGTGATGTGATTATAGTCGTTATCCAGGAGGGGGTATTCCGAGCTCTTCCTCCTGGAGTAGCGGCTTTAGTTTGTGAAACTGAACCATATAACTATAGACTCGCTACCCCCGCTGAGTGCAACCAATACGAACAAGAGCAACGAACTAAAAGCGATTTGAGGGAATGAGACGAAATGCCACGGCTATACCTGACAAGTGCAGAGCTTTCTGAAAGTCCATTAGGGTATTCTATGGCAGGGCCAATAGGTGCTTTAAGTGCATCCGCTCTCTCGAAACTGCTTTTTAGAGCCAGTGAACGTGTGGATGGTTTCTGCAAGCGTCGTCTTCAAGCAATTGGTAGCACTACCATAAGCAGTAACTCCACGATTGCAGCAGGCTCAACTTCACTTCCTGTTCTTTCAACACTCACATTTGACAACAAAGATGAACAAGCAGTAACTATTGGAAGTGGGGGAAGCCAGGAAACAATCTTGATTCAGTCAGGTGGAGTACAGATTTCTAGTTACACAAGTCCTTATCCTGGCATACTCACACTTGATACTCCAACGCAATTTGACCATGCTGTAGGGGAGAGTGTAGTAGGTGTGTACAAAGAAGTGACTGAAGCTGGCGGGGTATCATCCGGTGATAGCTTTAGTTCATCCTTGGTTTCACAACAGGCACAAATAGCGCAGGCACATCAACCTAAGATCAATTTTAACAATCTCACCAGAGTTGTATGGCTCAGGAATAGCCCGATTATTTCTATCTCAGGAATAGAACACGCCTATTCATTTACCAATGGCTATCAATCTCTTCCTAGTAACGTCACAGCACAAAATAGTCATGATGGTTGGTATAGGTTCAATACAGGCTTGGTCATAACGCCTGAAGGTTTGCTGAGAACAACCTATCTGGGCGGCTATCTGGTAGTGCCAGATGATGTCAAGCAGGCTTGTATGCACTACGCCGCCGATTTACTCCAGCAATTTATCAATCCTGGCGGGGCAATAGAGACACGGCAAGGCAAAGTTTCATTCAGATATTCCAGTGGCCAGCGTGCAAAATCTCCAAATGTGGAAGAGGCCGAGGGCATTTTAAAAGATGGGAAATATAGGAGGATAGTCTAGCTATGTCATCGACTACAGATATTCCTCTGGATAGCAATTATAAACCTGTTCTCGCACTTTGGGATGATGCAACAGGCCAGATTACACCCCTGCATGTTGCCTCTAAAATAACAGGTGCTGACGGAAAAACCTACGCAGTGCTTGATGTGAGCGGAAAACTCGGTACACCTGCCACTGACTATGGCTCTAATCCAGCACAAACCAACGCAAGCGGAGCAGATACGCTCTTCAAATGGGGCGGTGCTGGTACAACGACAACGTACCATCAGATCATCCAAAATAACACTGGAGCGGTGGCCTATTTTGCTTACGATCAATCATCGGTCACGGCAGGCAACAAGATATTCACGCTGCAAGATAAGCAGATGGCGGTTTTTGACAAGGCGTGTACGGTATTGCATGTCTCAACACCTGCTCAACAAGACTTTGGCGGTCAGAGCGGTATCACAGTGGAGGCGTGGACATGAGTACACTTGCAAGTGATGATTTTACCAGGGATGACAGTATCTTTTGGGGTACGTCTTCAAGTGGGTTTGTGTGGCAATTTGCCGCCGCAAACTTCATCGACAATTTCTATATCGAGAATGACACTGGGATCTTCTATGGGCTAGGCGATGGAAATTCGCAAATCCTCAATGGCGGACTGCTGCTGCTTGGGAATGTCACGTCGGGGGATACCGAGGTCTACACGGAATGCTATATGGCTCGTCCTGATGTCTCGTTCTTCGGATGCGCGGCTCGCTTTGGCGGTACGTCCGAGGATAGTTCTAGCCAAAACTTCTATTATGCAAGAGTTGGAACCCCCGTCAACCAATTTCATACCTTTGTGAATACCCCTCCGCTCGTGTGGTTTGAGAATGATAGTTATGGGCCAACTGCTGATATCGACTTCGTACTTACCGCAGGTCATACGTATGCTATGCGATTTCGGGTGACAGGCGACACAAATCCGCTCTTGCAGGTCAAGGTATGGGACGTGCTAGACTCCGAGCCAGGAAGCTGGACGCTTGAATGGACAGATGATAATACCAGCCCTTACATCACGAACGCTCGTATCACCGGTGCTGGACGATTTGGCTTGATAGCTTGCCAGTATGATGGTGCTCGTGCCGATCTTGCTTTTAGCACGTTTACTGCAACCGATCTCAATGCAGCAACGCCACTTGCCAACGATGACTTTACGCGCACGAATGCTTCGGACTGGGGAACTGCTGTTAGCGGAGGCGATTGGGCTGAGACGGCAACGAGCGCCACAGGTAATTGGACGATTACGAGCAATGCAGGACGCATCAACGGGGATAATGGTATCTTCCTGCTTGGCTCTGGCACGGCGGGGACGGTAGACCTTACTACGCAATCGGTCATCGTTGATCCTGATAACGATATCTTTGGGTTGATAGCCCGTTCTGCCTCAGATGCATCAACCTACTATGCCGCAAAACTCAATGCACCTGAGTCAAAACTGACGCTCGTTCGTGCGGATATATCTCCCTTTATAGGTGAACTCGCAACACTTGATTTCGTGGCTACTGCCGATACTATCTACAAGCTACGTTTTCTCGTGACAGGGCGCATCAAGCCACGTTTACGCGCGAAGGTCTGGGCAAGCACCGATACAGAGCCTGCCGATTGGATGCTCTCTTATAGTGATAATGATGGCTTGCAACTCGAATCCGACGGGCAGTATGGTTTGTTTGGGGAGGAAGATGGTACGACAGGACACCTCAAATTCACGTCGTTTTCTGTTGCACGTCCAACGCCACTGGCACAGGAAGATTTTACGAGAGCTGACCATGTGCCTTGGGGTTTCTCGGCAGAAGGTGATGAATGGGGGTTCAATTCGGTCGATGCCCCGATTATCGTCCCGAATTGGACGATCACCAGCAATGCGGGACAGGTCAATGGGACTGGCGGGTACTATCTGCTGGGAGGGGTAGCGGGAGACGTAGAACTGTTTACCGAATCGCCCCTAGTCAACCTCTCCGTCGACCTCTTTGGGCTCCTGGCACGTACTGAAGCACAAAGAGGGCCAGATAGTTCTTTTCGGAATTTTACGCTGATTGACCAGGCGAAATGGACGTATAAAGATGCGAATTATGGCTATCAAGCCATTGTTGACCCGTCAGTGCCGGAATTGCGCATCTACCGCCAAGGTGACACATCGGTCACGCTTGCCTCAACTGACTTTACGTACATCGAGAATACTATCTATCGCTTGCGTTTCCGAGTGATAGGTGATGCTGAGCCATTTTTACAGGCGAAAGTATGGGCTGCGACTGATGTAGAGCCAGCCTGGATGGTTGAAGTCGTTGACAATGACGGGAATCAACTCTCCCCTGCTAACGACTATTATGGCTCTCGTTTCGGCATCATTGGACAAGAGAACGGCGATCCTGGTCATTTGCACTTCACCTCCTTCATTGCTTCAACAGTATCTGACGAGCCAGACGGCGATGAGGGCGGAGGCGGTTCAACGTCTTTAGCCAGCATAGGCAATGGCAGATTTGCGAGGATTGCATGAGCATAAATTATGAAAATAAATAGGAGGGTCGTAGGGCATGGGAAATAATTCGCTTCCCCTTGACGAGAATTTCCATCCAGTTTTAGGACTGGTAAATGATGCAAATGGCAAGATCATTCCTCTCCATGTTGCGTCAACGGTAACAGGTGCAGATGGTTTGACTTATGCTTTATTGGATATAAACACTACTGTAGCCAAAGTTGGCAGTACAAACATTGATACCAATTCAGGCAACAAGAGTGCGGGGACGCAACGCATCGTCATTGCGACTGACCAGCCTGCTTTGACGAATGCGCAGCCAGGCAATATCACCCAACTCCTGAGTAGTGCCTACTCGAACACAAATCCGTTTGTGACGGAAACGAACATCCAGAACTGGATACGTAATGCAAAAGGTTACGTAGCCTATGTCTCGTTCTCGGCGACGATCACAACCGCTATTCAAGGTTTGAATGTATTCAACGCGAGTGGCAACAGTAAGACGGTGATCATCTACCGCATCATGAACGTCTTAACGGTTGGCCGTGGTGCAGCTCCTACGTTCACGCTTTCTGCTCAAACGACTGATGTGGGGCCAGGCTGGACAAATGGCGTGGCACTCACGCCTGCGAACATGTCATTAGGTGGTTCTGCAAGTGTGCTTTCCGTCTATCGTTCAGCGGCTACAAGTGGGGTATCGATTGCAGGTACAACGCTGTGGACAGGTGATGCGGGAACTGATGCGCAGGTTGAAATGTTGCAGCAAGGGCAGATAGTCACGTTGCCATCGGGTGCGTCAAACGGACTCACGATTTATGCTGATACTTCGACGAGCAGCGGGGGCTGTGCAATCGCTGTGTTCTGGGTAGAGTTCTAGCGGTCAGGGCCGCCAAAGGCGATAGCAAGTTGTTCAAAGAAATCTTTTAGCGCGCTTAGAAGTTTTCTCATGAGAAAAGTATAACGTAGGAGGTAAGTAAGAAACAAGCATGCCAGTCAATTATGCGCTCTTGCCAGGTCAACAATTGTGGAAAAACGACGTATCTTCTTATCTCTTTGGTACAGAGGATACGACGGAGTTCTCACCGCCAAGCACTAACATTGGCAATACGCCAGCGATTCAGGCACTTGTCAAAGTGGCTGGCTTTACGGTGTTGCGTTCCTATATCCCTGACGGTAGTAGTGACGGGGTACTGGCGACACGGCTGGCAACAGCACAGGCGTGTGGATGCCCTATGCTGATTGTGCTTCCTAATACAGCAAGTTCAACCTGGAATGCGCATGTCGTAACCTATTTCGGTGCTAATTGTCTCATGTATGAGTTTGGCAATGAACCTGATAATAGCGGCGAGCCGTTTCCTGTTTCTGCCTCAACCTACGTCACGAACTGGAATGCACAGGTACCTAACCTACGCAGTATCAACGCAAATGCTAAGTTCATCGGGCCGGTCACGGCCGGGCCGAATAGTACCTACATGACAACATTCCTGAATGGAGTTGTTACCAGTGGCGTGTATCCTGATGCACTTTCATTTCATGAATATCCTGCTTATTTTACGACAGATGAGGGAGTAGCCTTACTTTCTTCAACCATCAACCAGATGACAACTGATCTCAACTCAACACGTACGCTTTGTATTAGTATCCTTGGTCGTGAACTGCCTCTGTGTGTCACGGAGTGGAACATCAATCCAGGCAATCCTGTACCTGAATACATGAAAGATGGCACGTTCGTTTCAACGTGGTTTCAGCAAGGCGTTTTAGCACTGATTGCAGGGGGCTGTGCGCTTGCTAGTTGTTTTGATGCCGCAAGCAACGCAGGGACATATCTGAGTGGAACCAAGGGCGCACTTGACATGATTGATACTGCTACCGCTACTCCTAAAGCGCAATACTATGCCTTACAGAATCTTATCACATTCTATCAACCGTATATACTTTTACCAACTGCTACTAGGCGTGGGTCAAATCTGAGCAATCACAGGTCACTTATTCTTGCAGACAATCCACAGGCATATCTTAGGATGGGAGAGCAAACAGGCATTATTGCGCTTGACAGTTCTCCTAATCAGAACAACGCTGCGCTCTATGGAGGCTACACGCTCAAGAATACAGGGGCAATGGCAAACGATACCGACACATCTATTTTGCTGAATGGCACATCGGGATGGATGCAACTTCCAACAACCTTGAAAACCGATGGTTGGAGCGCACTGACTATTGAAATGTGGCTCTATCTTTCAACTGCTAGCTATAGCGGAGGCCCGCGTGTGATTGCCAACGAAGATAGTGTCACAACCAACCATATTGGCTTTAGCTTCATCCTGGCTGCAGTAAATACAGGCCAATCAGGTTTCTTTGATGTAGGCAATGGTACAACAGCGGGAGTAGCAGCGTTTGGAACTGGCACAATGGCCGCCAATATCTGGAAATTTATCACGCTTCTATATGATGGAGGGACTGTCAGAATTTTTGTGAATGGCGTGCAAGATAACCAAACGCAAGCATTAACAGGCACGATTGGCACAGCGACACATCCTATTTCGATAGGCCGTGACGCAGGCGCAGCGGGCGATTATTTTCCAGGCGCAATAGACGAACTGGCAATCTACAATTATGCCTTGTCCTATGCACAAATTCAGAACCATTATCAACTTGGAACAACGGCGCGGCGTGATATGGTCATTTTACCAACAGCAATAAGGAGGCAATCATAAATGGTCTATCAGCCAGTCTATAAAGGGCAAACGTTTCCAGGTTGGGCTATTCCACTTGATACCGACACAGGCCATGATGATTTAACCGGAATAGATGTTACTAAATTGAGCTTAGTTTTTCGCTCAGATGGCGGGGTTGACAGAACAGGCACAGGAACATTTGCAATACGAACTGTCTATCCTGCAATGGTACTCTACAAACCATCTGTTACAGATGTAGCATCCGTGTTCAGTGGCACATTGATAGTCGAGGGGTTATTCCCACCGTCAGGAACAACAGCCGATAAAACAGTGTATAGCCCAGTAACCTTTGCCATAACTGACGATTAAGGAGCTTTTGAGTAGTTGAGCATTTATATCACTGCCAATGTGACACGTGCGAGTGTACCAATAGGCTCTACTGCTATCTCTGTGCAGTTAGACCTGATGAGCATACAGGAAGCACACGCTTATGGCGGTGCTAGTGGTGGTGAGGGGCCATATTTCAGATATAACGGGTTTACCTGGGGAGGATTGACGCTGTTGCAAGGGGATAAATTAACAGATACAACGAACACCGATCCGAAAACAGGAACGAATACTGTGTACAGGATAATTGGTGATCCTGAAGCTTTCCCAGACTCTCATGTTGAATTTGTAGTTGACAGAGTGATAGGAACCTAGCATGTTTGCACTGAGTTGGGATGCCAGTTCACTTAGCAAAATAGCAGAATTAGAGGCTATGGGTGGACTGTTAGATGTTGAGATATATGACACCTTAGATTGGATAGGGCAGCTAGTTTCGACAACTGCCAAGGTCAATACCTGGACGGCATTTCAGAATCCGACAGGGCCAACAGCCGATAGCATTGGCTTTACTATGGTAAGTCCGAGTGAAGTGGCTATCACGGTAGGAGTGCCACAAGGAAGACGACTAGAATATGGCTTTAGTGGCATGACTGACTCGCTAGGCCGTACATTTCCCTACTGGCCTGCAGAGCCATACATGCAACCTGCTTTAGATGAGGATAGAGCATTGATAGAAGAAAAAATGATGCTTGCAATAGAAAATGTGATTGCAAGAGTGGAGGGGATATAGCACATGCCAGGTACAGCAAATGCCAACACTTTATTAATAGGGCAACAAATCGCAAGTTATATGTCGGTTCTTGTGTATCCTGGCACGTCAACCATTGTCTATACCTTGGCTCAACTTGAAGCCATTAAAGACGTGATTGACCTAACAGCAAGCGGGGGAGTGTGCTGTGAGGTTTACGGTGACACCGATGACAGCGAACGCAGAGGGTTTGGAGGGCGCATATGGGATTGCCAAACGTGGTTTGTTCTGTCTCTGTGTGCTCTTGATACCCCTGCCCATGCACAACAAATCTATTCAGTAAGGGATGCGGTAGTGTATCCATTTCAGCAACATGCTACTTTAGGCGGCAGTGTTTCCAATCTTTTTCAAGTCATGTTAAAGCCAAATATGAAATTTTTCAGAGTGCAACGCTCAGGGCAATGGCTCAGAGCGCATCTAGCCATACTCGAAACCAAACAAGAGTGGCAAGTGCAAGGAGGAATTCAATCATGAGTCAAGTCTATATTTTTTACGATCAAGCAGGCACTATTCCAGGTGTTCCTGGTATGTTCTCACATTGCCAGGTAGAAGTTGATGAGGATGGAAGTGTGAATGTCAATCAGCTTTCAAGAGGACAGGAAACTGTAGTCCTTGAATCAACCATAGAACCTGTAGCAGAGGAAGTACAACCCCCTGCCTTGGAACAAGAGCAACCATTAGAACAAGAACAACAAACCGATGGAACTGAAAATTAGTTCGTAACACACATTAAGAGAGGATAGGTAGAAGAAGATGCCGTTAACACCAACATCGATTAAAGGCACATGTGGGATAATGATAGAGGGAACTAGTGGAGAAGTCACGCTACTTGCCCCCGTAACAGCAATCGCAACCAACACAGGCATAACCGCGCCAAGTGGCTCAACAGGTATGAAATTACACATAATTTTAAATGCCTGGTTGACTTCAGGAAGTTTTACCATTAACGGAACTGGTAGCCCGAACAACACAGAAACGGTCACAGTAGCGGCTCCAACCACTCAGCAAACACAATCGCAAACGGGTTACTCATTTGAATATGTTTCAATGAATAACTACACAGCTATCACCAATGTCACCAC